ATGCTCACCGTTAAGCAGATTGAAGCAGCAAAGCCGAAAGAAAAACCATACCGCCTTCTCGATGGTAATGGCCTGTACCTTTATGTCCCTGTATCCGGGAAAAAGGTATGGCAGCTTCGCTACAAGATTGACGGTAAGGAGAAAATCCTGACCGTAGGAAAATATCCGCTTATGACTTTGCAGGAGGCAAGAGATAAAGCATGGACCGCGAGGAAAGACATCTCGGTTGGCATCGATCCGGTAAAAGCGAAAAAGGCTTCGTCTAACAACAATTCATTTAGTGCGATTTACAAGGAATGGTACGAGCACAAGAAGCAAGTCTGGTCAGTAGGCTATGCAACTGAACTTGCCAAAATGTTTGATGACGACATTTTACCCATCATCGGCGGTCTTGAGATTCAGGATATTGAGCCGATGCAACTGCTGGAAGTAATCCGCAGATTTGAAGATCGCGGTGCAATGGAGCGAGCCAACAAAGCACGCAGAAGATGCGGAGAGGTTTTCCGTTACGCTATTGTCACCGGAAGGGCTAAATATAACCCGGCACCTGACCTTGCAGACGCCATGAAAGGATACCGCAAGAAGAACTTCCCGTTTCTTCCTGCAGACCAGATCCCGGCATTCAATAAAGCACTGGCAACATTTTCAGGAAGCATCGTATCGCTCATTGCGACCAAAGTTTTACGCTACACAGCCCTAAGAACGAAAGAGCTTCGTTCCATGCTATGGAAGAACGTCGATTTTGAAAACAGGATTATCACCATCGACGCCAGTGTGATGAAGGGACGCAAAATTCATGTGGTTCCGATGTCAGACCAGGCGGTTGAACTTCTCACTACGCTAAGCTCCATCACTAAACCAGTATCAGAGTTTGTTTTTGCCGGGCGCAACGATAAGAAGAAGCCAATCTGCGAGAACGCGGTATTGCTTGTGATCAAACAAATCGGCTATGAGGGTCTGGAAAGCGGTCACGGATTCAGGCATGAATTCAGCACAATTATGAACGAGCACGAATGGCCTGCTGACGCTATTGAAGTGCAACTGGCACATGCCAACGGCGGATCTGTGCGTGGAATTTACAACCATGCTCAGTATCTCGATAAGCGCAGAGAAATGATGCAGTGGTGGGCGGACTGGCTTGATGAAAAGGTTGAGTGAACGACATTATGAACAACAGGAGAACACACAAAACCTCGCAAAAATTACAAAGATTTGTGTGTTAGTACTTATCATTGCGATTTAAAGAATAATTCTTTCAACCTTCCAAGTTGCAGATCTACTTCCTGAAATTCCAACTCCATTTGAATCTTTGAGAAGAATTCTAAATGATGTTTCTGTTACCAAATCATACGTTGCATTTATTGCTGCGCCATCTCCTATCGATATTGAGATAAAATCAGGCACAACTCCAAGTCCGTGAGTTATTATTTGTCCATTTGAATAAACCCCAGTTCCTATTTTAGTCGTTGCATACCCGGCATTGTTTGCAAGGACAACATTAACCGAATTTGCTCCTAATTTAGCAATCTTCCTATCAGATGAAATCTCTGTAGATTGTATTGCATTATTTGAAATAACTGCATCTTTTATAGCCCTGAAATCTCCAGGTGTTCCTGATACAGCATTAACAAGTATTGCATACTGCATACTTCTATCACTTCTTTTATTGCCGAAAGCATTACCGCAAATTGTTGTCCCGGTAAATCCAGATGCTCCCGTGTTATCAAGAAGAATTCCGCACCTATATGTATTTGATGTATCAGAAGGCAAACCTATACCTCTTATGGAATTATTGGATACTATATTATTATCTGGCTTGACATTTGCATTATTGCAGTAAATGCGAATTCCAACATCACAAAATGCATCTAATACATTATCAGATATAACATTACCCGCTCCCCACACATCAATACCCATAAACGAATCAGCACCATCTCCAAAAAATTTATTTTGAGTAACTATTGTTCCGCTACCCCTAATCAATATAGCAGGCCTTGGAATGCTTGAAGTCTTTTTGCTATCATTGTAGCCATGATTATCGTTTATATGAGATTCCCCCCCGCACTATCTATGCAGCAATTACACGAATCTATTATATTTTTATTTATCCTTACATAGACAGAATCGTGTTTTATACCTGTAATAAAATTTGATATGGAATTTGATACAAAACTAGTTGCCTTACATGGCAATGAAACGCCATGTATAGCGTCCTTAGACGCTCCTATGGCAACAAAATGTATCCCTGTAACAATTGCTGGGTTCTCATTAGATGATGTGTCACCTATGGTAATAGCAAAAGAATTCTCATCTTCAGGACCATCAATTGTTAATATCGTTTGTGGCGTATATCCTTGAGATATTTGCGATCCATTTCCTGAACCAAACCCTCTCATACTTACAAAAGATGGGATTCTTAGTTTTTCTGTTACTCTACAGTTGCCACCCCAAAAAAATTCCTCTTTAACATGGGCAGCGGCCAGCATGATTGGAATTGTATCATCTTTAACTCCATCAAGCGTCGCTCCATAATTTCTAAGGTCATTGGTTTCATACCCATTTAAATAACCAATACATCTCCATCCTGTTGAGGTATATCTGGCAAATTTATCATCTGGGGGAACAGTAAAAGGAGGAACTGTCATTTCTCCTCCAGTTATTTCATTTTCATATACCCAAAACAACCCATCATAATCTTTGATTGCGCATCGGTTGTCACGAATGATATTTTGCTTGTCATAGTTCCCACAATATGAAAAACCAGTTGCTAATTTCTGTAAATTTGTTCCTGATGCTGAGTTTATTAATGATGCGCCATTTTCGCTAGTTAATACATTATTTAGAGGGTCAGGATCATACTTCAGCACATTAGGAAAATAGAACTGCTGCGCACCGTACGCATCATAAACAGCCATAGAATGGCCTTGCACGGTAACGAATTTGGCAATCTGTCCGTTATATACCGGATATCCAGCAGCGTTAATGATGATTGGTTGCGAAACAGGAACATGAGAGCCATCTTCGTTCTCCACATAAACCTGAATCTGGTTTTCAGGATTTACCGGATCAGTGTCAATTTTTCCGATATAAATTTTTCCATTGGCTACTGCTTTAAAAGAACGCGCCATAGTGAAGAGTTGCGATGGCATACTCACTACAACATTGGCTGTAATGTCTGTCATTTAATTTGCTCCAGATACAAGGAATCTCCGCAGCGGGGCTACGGTGAATTTTGGGCATAAAAAAACCCAGCCGAAGCTGGGTAGTTGCGTTGGTTATCTGTCAGTAGTTATGTACTGAAGGAGGTAATTCTTTATTCTTAAGTCTCATCCATGCGGAAAGATTCGTTGGTCCGTCTGGCTCATTGATATCAACATCTCGTGTGTGATTAATTAAAACGTCCCTCGCCATTCCGATAACATACGAGAACTCATGACCGTAGTCGTAGCATCTGCCGGAATAGTTCGATTGAATTTGTTTTAATGCCGGATACAGTTCGCGGAATAATGCCTGTGAGCGATTGGCATAATCCCATAGCCATACAAGGCTGTTTGCTTCTTTTGCAGAAAGCTCGTTGGTTTTCTTCTCTTGTTTGCCAATGAACTCACCTTCAAGCACTACCCTGTGGATGTACTCTACGGCTTTCGGTATCTGAGATGCATCAAGCTCTTCAATACTTTCCACATTGAAACGCTGATGAATCATTGCATAAGCTTCTGGGTACATTAGATGCTTTTTGCTGACCAGCATATTTACAGCATCACGAAGCGGAGTCCTGTCATCAACAGATGTTTTCTTACGTGCATTTTCTGCCTTTCCCTTCGTCCAGTAGTCATGCAGCACAGTAAAGCATTCTTCCTGGTACTGAATCAGTTTATCACGGATGTCAGCACGAACTTTCTCAGGGTTGATGCTGAACAGCCATCCATTTAACTTCTTCAAAGGAAGGCAGAGTAGCTTACGAAGCTTACCATCAGCGGCAACCATGTTCATATGAACACAGTTGAATTTGCTAATCTGCTTCATGAGTTTTGTTTGCTGCGTTGACCAGCTCATTCCAAGGTTTTCAACGATTGGCTTCATCGCAACATATGCAACTCCGGCAGCCATGGCGGTGATAATTTGCTGACCGTTGAATGGTACGTAAGAGGTGTTCACTGCTTCTAAAATTGCTATACTATTCATGTTGGTTTTTCTCCACGGATTTACTGACAAACGAAGCCCTGACTGTTCCCGCAGTTGGGGCTTCAACTTTACGCGCCAATGCGCCCTTCCTTCTTAAAGCTTTCCATTACTCTCTGATAAATCTCAGAGTTAACAGACCGACCATTCTCTTCCGCCACCTTGCGTACCAAATCCAATACTTCTTTAGGCCACCGCAAATTGAACTGCGGCATTTTGCTCATTCCTTTCATGTTCACCTCACAATATAGGTCCACGGTGGACCTATTGAGAATATAGTAGAGTGCTTCTATCATGTCAATACACTAACTTGGAGTGATGGCATGGCTAGAGATGATCCGCACTTTAACTTCCGTATGCCTATGGAAGTAAGGGAGAAATTAAAATTCAGGGCGGAGGCGAATGGGAGATCAATGAACTCCGAGTTGTTACAAATCGTCCAAGATGCTCTATCAAAACCATCGCCTGTGACCGGATATCGTGACGATGCAGAACGACTCGCTGATGAGCAGTCAGATCTTGTTAAGAAGATGGTGTTTGATACGCTGAAGGATTTGTACAAAAAAACCACCTGACGGTGAGTTAATTTTTGCATTTACCTGGGCCATATTGACTACTTATAAAATGAGATCAATATTTAATCGCCCAATAACGGGTGTATGTTGAGGTATATCATGGCGAAAAAACCAGGTGAAAACACAGGAAAAAACGGCGGAATATACCAAGAAGTTGGCCCACGCGGCGGTAAGAAAGACAATTTTGCCACCGTCAAGGACAACGAAAGGCTTCCACCAACAACAAAGCCAGGTCATGGCTGGATATTAGATAAGCGAACTCCAGACAGCAAAAAGTAATAATCAAGCCGGGTCACTCCGGCTTTTTGATATGTCGCTCGCAGAACTCAACAAGCCTGCTCATTAAGTAGCAGTAAGTCTCGTTGGCTCTTCCTGGTTCAACATCAACACCTACCCTTGAGCAGATATCGAATGCCATGTGAGCGCACTCATGGGCAATAGTAGATAGTTTGCCATTGAACACGCCTATCACATGCAAAACACCATTCTCGCTGCTCATTGTATGAGACGCTCCGTTGGCGTCCGAGTCATGCACGTCAACGCCAAGTTTTTGATGCAGGCGTTGCCATTCTGGAAAGTCTCTACAAAACACAATTGTACCGCTCTCAAAGAGCGGAACGAGCATCTTTGGTACGTTTCCAATGTTAACTTTTTTCATGGTATCCTGCTCAAAACTAAGGAGGTTGGTGTGTTAGAAATAGTAGTACTCGCTCTTGGGATATCCTGTTGCGTACTATATGCAGGGTTAGCTGCCCTCAAGAAACAGGTTAAGGAATTAGATCGCTCACATGAAATTGATACAAAAATTGCGCGATTAACAGAAGAGAATAAACACTTAAAAAATTCCATAAGGGCACTAACTGATGACAACTACAAACTGTCCCATGCATTGGCTAAGTGGGAAATAGTAAGTTATGAAAGAATGACCGACATGATTTTTTCGTCTTATATGGCTACAAAATCTCCTGAAACATCAGGAAAAGCAATAATTGCAGCCATTGAAAAGAGAATTAAATAGCCTTCCTTGGCATTCATTTCTACTGCCTGGTAGCTTCGTTAGTTAGGAGAGTGCGTATTTTCATGAACGGAGATCGCCCAATAACATCCATCGAGATCGGGTAATAACATTTGAGCAGATCGCTGAATAACATCGATGGAGATCACTTTTGACTCACTTTGTTATTCGGTGATCTCTATCAATGTTACTCACCGATCTCCTTCACGGTAATACGCAGGAGAGGGCGAACGGCGTTAGCAGCCTGATTTAACGCTCGCTCATATGCCGGAGTTCCAGGCTTGACGTTTGCAAGGCGGAGAAGCATGTTTCTTGCTGCTTTGGACTCATACAAGCGCATCATTGCACCAAAACCAGCCTCAAGCCCCATTGATACGCCAAGGGTCGCAGTTGCGCCAATCGTCCTTATCCTGTTGGCTTGCGATTGCCCCGTCTGAGTTACTACATTTGCGGTGTCTGACCTTGCTGTTTGCTGTAGAACTTCATGAAGAGCATCAAGCTCTTTCATGTGCTTTCCAGAAAAAATAGTGTTGTAAATTTCACCGCCTGACTGAGATTTCAGCTTATTAACTTCAGTGATGAACTTGGCTGGAGAGTCCCCGGCCTTTTCCGCTATTTTGCTGACGTAAGCTGCACGCATAGCATCTTTCCCCTTATCATCCAGTGCGCTCCAGATTCGTTTCACGTCAGATGGTTTTCTGCTTAATACAACGGTATTTATAAGTTCAGGACTGGCTTCACTGCTTGCCTTGTTGAGCTTGTTAGCAATGTTTTTATTAAGCACCTTATTATAAACATTTGCATAATCGGAATTTGCTTTAAGGTATTTTGCTGCGTCTGATGCACCGAGGTTTTTTGCAACTGCGTTACGAAGGTCTTTTGACATTGCATTCTCTACCATATTGGTAGCTGCTTTTGCCTGGTTGGGGAAGACCATAGCATCTCCCTGAACATTAGATCTAAATGCTGTTCTGTGCTGACGCAAGAGATCAAACGTAACATCCAAATCAGTTGCAGGGTTTGCTAATTCTTCACGTAGGTTACGCAAGGATGTAAGCAGACTTTGATTGGCAGACGTCCCAAGCCGTTCCTGTCTTGCGATCGCTGTATTCAGAGCATTCATGGTATTTGTGGTATCAACTGCGGCATTACCCATTTTATTGGTGACGTCATTGATAACAGCGCCAGCGGCATCCTTCCGTTCCCTTAACGTGGTGGTCAGAGATTTCACCACATCATCCGGGTTGTACTCACCAAAACGCTCAAAATAATTACTTACCAACTTACTCCGCGTTGCATATTGCTCTGCCCTTTTACTGCCAGTTCCAAGAATGGCCCCCTCAGCATCCTGAGTAAGACCACGAGTGAAAGCATTTTTCGGCGGGATAACATCAGATGTCATTGGTGTCACGCCCATCGATTCTGATGTGGCAATTTTCTTCGCTACTTCTGGCGCAATATCACCTTTTATAGCCGTTATTCCACGCCCTATTCCCTTTGCTGCTGCGGAAAGAACCCCCTGAGCGGCAAGGTTAACTCCGGCATTTTTTGCTGCATTTTGTGCGAAATCGCCTTTCTGATTTGCGGCCTCTGCCAGTGATCCAATAGCCATGCTTCCTGCCGTTCCAACTCCTGGAACTAAATACCCGCCAATTGTTTCTCCAGTTTGCGCATAAGGGTCTGTCGGTCGATCGACTGGACGATAGACATCATCCAATACTTTTGGCCCACCAAGCCCCTGACTGATTGCATTAATCAGACTTGCGCCACCCTGCAATACGTCAAATGGTATGTTTACCAGACCACGACCAGCCTGTTCTGCAATTTGCCCTGCACTTTGACCACCAGTGAGCCAATCGCCAGCTTGTTGCATCAATGATGGTTCTTCACGCGCTGGTTCATTATTGGCCTGATTAACTGTTTGTTGCTGAACAGCCTGACCAGCAAAATACTCATCAATGGCGGTGCCAATATCTTCCGTGCTCGTACCATCAGGGAAGGTAAATGTCTTACCGTTTGCAGTTACTTTCATCATTCCACCGTAAATTGAATGCCTGATTTTGAGGTATATGATCCAACCTGATTCCGTGTTTCTCCTGAAGGTGTCGAATCTTGCGCTGGTGCTGCGTCAGTATTCATTGACATATACCGCTTAACGGCACTCCCCAATGATTCACCTTTTTTAACATCCAACCCCAATATCTGACCGCCATTACGCGATTGTCCAGGGTTGCCATTCGCGCTCATCCACTCGGCTTTAAACTCATTAAACTGCGCGTTTCGTCGCTCAAGGTTTGCCATTGCATCAAGCCATCTTGCGACCGTCTCAGGGTTATCCATGTCAGTTGGCGCACCCTGTCGAACGATCTCAACGTCTTTATCCGTTGCTGGGCCGGGAGGTAGGAATTTAAGAACCTGACTGTTAACAAGGGCATTTTGGCGAATGCGCAAATCACGCAATGTCGTATCGCTTCCGGTAAGTTTTGCGAACATGTTCTGTGCGTTACCGAACAAACCTGTCGTTGGTTTTTCTGCTCTGAACTGTTGAGCAAGCGCACTCATAGAATTGGCTGAGTTTGATGATGCTGTAGCATTGTTTACGGCCGTCTCGATGCCTTTTTCCATGTTTACTGACAGCTTAGGTGCTTCGCTAATCAACTGCTGAGCCTTTTCCTGCGCTTGCTGCATCTTAAACCCGAACTCTTGCTGATCCAGAGCCAAGCGTTGCGCTGCGATGTTGTGCCCAGTCATTGCTGACTGATAGGAAAGATTTTGCCCTCTCGCCTGAAGTACTTCTCCAGCCTGATTGCTGCGGATTGTCTCTGCCAGCCTGCCTCGGTCAATCTCACGACCAGCCATCTTGTCCTGAACATTGAAATAATCATTAGGACCAAGCGCTGACATTCCAAGGTGATCAACAAACTCACCAAATCCTGAAGGATTCTGCTGATACATCTGAGCAACGTTATTAGGGTCAACACCGACGCGAGTCAGTTCCTTGGCGTTGTTTTGCAGCCATGATTGCATTGCTTCTGGAGACGAGGCCGCAAGGCGTGCGCCAGCCGCTAAGGTGCCGATAGAATTGCGCTGGTCTTCGTCTGCCCACTTCATGCCAGACTGAATCTTCTCTAATTGACCAGGATATTTGGTCATCAAATCTCGCACCTGCTGTCGATCACCTGATTGAATAGCAGAAGCATAATCCTTTCTGAATGCTGCCTCTTGCTTCTGCTGATCATATTGCTGCAATCCTTGCATTGTGCTTGTTATTCCCTGCAGAGCCTGCAGACCGATATTGTTGCGACCAAGCCTGGCATCCTCATTATTCTGACGAATGTAAGCCAGTGTCTCATTTACATCACTCGCCTTTGGCGCATTCTCATTTTGCGCACCAATTCCAGCCAGAAAACCACCGGAGTTGATGCTCTGTTGCCAAGTTGCCACTGTTCACCTCCATCAGTAAAGAAGAGAGCCGAGAGCGCCTACACCTGCACCAATTGCTGCTCCCCATGGACCACCAACACTGCCACCAATAGCAGCACCAGAACCTATTCCACCAATCAATTTCTGACCTGTAGATGGTCGGTTGGCATTTGCTGCGACTGCTGCTGCCTGCTGTTGATACAACTGACTGGCATTGTTTGCATAGGTCTGTCCGGCATTTGCCTGACCTGTAAGAGCACCAAGGCCGATATTTGCCAGATTGTTGTAGTTGTTCATCTGACCTGACAGCCAGTTTTGACCGAGTGTAGGTGCGATTGCTGCTAACTGGTTTCCTGTTGCTGTAGAGCCTAATCCACCCGTTGCCTCTGCTGCTGCCAGACTCTGATAGCGCGCCTGCCCTGCAAGGTCTTTATACTGCTGAGAGTTGTAATACTGGTTAAGCGCCTGACCTTGCCCCTGAAGAGAGGAAAGATTTTGCAACTGTGATACGTACTGCTGAGCGAGTGGCGTGAACGGTGCAAGGTTTTGCATGTTCGTCTGCCACATTTCACGCTGCAGTTCGATGCCCTTTTCAGTTGCGCGGGCCTGCTCTTTTGCTCCGCTATCACTGCCACCTTTGCAGTAAACAGCTTTGCTGAGGTGCTTATTGGCAATCTGGAAAATTAACATTCGTTAGCTCCTCGTATTTTGAGCGCGGTAACTGATAAATTGTGATGCCTACAGGCTTTCCATTGCTGGTATAAGCATCATCAAGGTGACCAACACGGGTAGCGCCAAGCAAACGGATAATTGCCCGTCCGTATTTGGTGGTGTCAGGAACCATGGTGATGCTGTTAAGGAATGGTGAGTTTTCGAGAAGCCATTTGCAGAATAATCGATGCCCTTGCAGTGCATATTCTCCACGGAATCCGGGGTCATACACCGCATGGCATTCAACAACGCTATGCCAGAAGTTACGCACTTCATGAACTCCAGCCAGCACTAATCCTTCGTAGATGCCGAGATATACCGCATCAGGCTTGATGTAGTATTTGTCTCCACTGTCTACGATATTTCCCGTGTTTGCCGGGTTGTTGAGGAATTCTGCAAGCTTCACCGGGTTATCGATGAGCTTTATGTGCATTAGTTGATTAATCCATGTGTTCGTAAGGCGTCTTCCAGTGCTTTGATGCGCTGCCGCGCCTGCTGTAAACCTGTAGCCATAGCGGAAACTTCAGACTGCGTATACGTGGTACTGACCGTGTATGCCTGGTTAGCGTTGAATGCGCCGAGAAGTGCCGTTCCGGTTGCTGCTGTCCATCCTGTCTGACGAGCACCGATAACCTTGGTGCCGCCGACTGAATAGGATGTTGTTACGTTGAGGGGGGATGTCAGCGATTGTGTTGCTGTGGCTGTTTTCGATACGTAATCGTCCTGCAATGCAGAAATATTTCCTTCAGCCTCCGTCACTCTACCATCAAGAGCACTGACATCAGCCTGCAAGGTGACTATTTCACCTTCAGCCGTGGTTAGTCTGACATCCAGCGACGCGATTGCATTGGTATTTGCAGTAATACGGATTTCATGGTCGTCTACGTCGATGCGGAGCTGACGAATTCTTTCTTCGTGATCGACCAGAATCACATCCTGCTCATCGTTCCTGACTTGTGCGTCATAAGCGCCCTGTCCGGCCTCGTTGGCCTTGTTAGCCACATTACCAACATCAGTACCCTGTGCGATAACGTACAGCAGATATGACTGCGAGAAGATATTGCGTGGAAGGACTGATGTATCGAGCCGCGTAGCCTGGATGATTACCGGCTCATTGAGATTCGAATCCGCCATTACTCAATCCTTATCTGGCAGCCAGATAGAGTGACTGGTGACTTCGTAATAACGCGCAATTTGAAGCCGACATTTTTCCTGATGCGCCCAACTCGCTTCCACAAAACGCGTTTGTCGTAAACGAACGGTTCATTCTGCTCAATCATCTGCTCACGCCCGTAATTGATGCCGTCAGTGGTTGCAGAGAGAAAAAGGCGGTCAGCATACTGCGCAACGCCAGTTGACGACTCAACCTCAAGGTCGAACACTCTGGCGTTATCCGCTTTGAACAACGGAGTAAACAGCAGGTGTTCCTGTTGAAGACCATACTGACTGCTGATATCGAACTGCAATTTCCCGGTCACGGACTCCAGCTTATCGCCGCACGTTATCTGATTGCCTTCGTAAATGAAGTCGATAGCGCGGTACACATCGTCATACAGGCCTGTTTTCAGTACACACCATTGCGGACCATTGGCGCTTGAAGATGCGTCGTACACGAGGACGTGACGCGTAAGATGGATAATCAGCAGTTCATGCGCATCAAATCGCAACGATTCCATCACGCCATCAGCCAGTTCATCAGCAGTGTAGGAGCGGAGAATTTTCTCAATGCTCGCGCTGGCGATTGGTGACACCTGACCGGAGCCGATGATGTATACAGACGGCGCACCCGTTGCCGGATTGCTGATGAACGCATAGGAATCAGCAAACGGCGTTTTGCAGTAAGTTCCGGCAATGCCTTTCTGCACCATCAGTGATGGCTGTGCGACATACAAAGCGGCACCAACGGTGGTTGCCCCAGTCAGGGAAAAATATTCAATCGTCGATGAACCAAAGCAGACGATGAAGTCTCGCCATGTTCCGATGCCGAGGATACCGTCCGGCTGCGATTCTGCGCGATATTGTGCGCTGTAGCGGTCAGGATGCGATTCGTCTTCAAGGTCAGTGATAAACCATGAATCAGTGCCGTCTTTTGACCACGCATAACGCCCGCGTAAGCGCGTAATGTCACGAACAGAACCTAACTCATACTGCGTGAATCCGCTGTCTGTAGGCCAGTTTGAGACTGTTTTAACCGTGCCATCATAACGATACTCGACCAGTTGGCCATTAACGCCTACAGCCTGAGATGTTCGACCATGCGCCATTGATACGCGCCCACTTCCGGCAACATCACCGACTTCACTTTCGCCTTTGTAAAGCTTCCCACCACACACGCGATAAACAGCACTCTGCGCCATGTTGTACTCGACGCCGCGAGATACACCGTTCACATCAGAGCGTTTGGCAATGCCCGGGAATGAGCGAAGATATCCGCTGCTGTTAAGGATTTCTTTGGGGGTTGCCAGCATATTCACTGGCAGATAGTCGATATAGTCGGCGTTTCGGAAGTCTTTGCCGACACCTTTCATAAGCGGAAGTTGCTGAATCGGCATTTATTCGCTCCCGTTATCGCAAGGTTCCTTCCGGTGGAAGTAATTCCAACCGTTCCACTTCGCCAACTGATTACCGCTACCAACAGGCATACGGTTTGGATAACCGGACTTACATTTAGCGGCTTTTGCTCTGTCCATTGCAGACAGTTTGACGAGTCGCTCTTTCCCGTATCTGGCAGTGGTTATAAGTTTTGCTGACGCTTCCAGCGCATAATCCGGAGCAATGCGGCAGGCAAGGTTGAAAATGACGGCATTGATAGCGTTATTTGATAAACCGTGCTCATCGCCCGGATCTGGAGCGACATCTGCATCAGCGAAAATGTAGCCAACGTTGATACCTGGTGACGCATCACCGCCAAGCCATTCCGCCATCATCATTTCAAGGTCGTTGACACCATCTTCCATGGACTGCGGTTCGACATCGGTTAACGTGGCATTTGATGCCACACCGAGCTTACGTAATGCCGCAAGAACTAAATCACCCTTCGTTGTCAGGTTCATCTGCTGCCGCCTTAGGTTTTCGACCAGGCTTTTTACGCTGTTTTTCTTCTGGCTCTGGCTCTGGCTCTGGCTCTGGCTCTGGCTCTGCAACATCCTTCAAAAGGTCATCAGGATGTGAAAACCAACCAGCATCCAGATATTCCTGAAGCTCTTCGGCTTTCACGATTTCAAAGTCGTAGCCAACGCCTTTCCACTTCTTCATGTCGCCATGACGAAAGATCATGTGTGTCATGCTTGTCTCCAGATAAAAAAGGGAGCCGAAGCTCCCTCTGGTTATCACGCGGTCTGGTTAGGCAGACCAACACCAATTGCCTCTGGTCGTACAGCACATGCTGAATACCACACAGCAATACGGCACTTACCAGACAGAGTGTTGATATCACCCTGCGTTGCGAAGATGCCGTTAACACCAATACCTGGAATGCTGAAGGAAGACGTTTTCATGCCAGCAAACAGCTCATGGGTTACCGGGATCGGCTGAGACAGCAGACGGATTGAGTCATCAGCCCAGAACACGTTAGCGGTGGTTGTTGCCACGTTCAGAACGTTTACCGGAGTGGTATCAGCAAGAGAGGTGTTTACGTTAGCGTAAGCCTTCTCTTCTTTTGTCAGTGACGCGTCATCCAGTGCAATCGGCTTCGGCGTGATTTCGATGTGAGTACCATCGATCACACGGGTGATTGAGAAAGTCGCATCATCAGTCAGCACATTCTTCGCCATCTGAGACAGGAATTTCACACCAGTGAAGCTGATTTTGTCGCCGCGCTTAAATCCGGTGGTGGAGGATACGGTCACCGTTGCAACACGGTTGTCGACGTTCTCTTTGTTACCATCGGTATCAAGGGTGTATGCCTGCGGCTTAAACTTCTGCGCTCCAGTCACAGTTACACCAGTAGCGGTTGACTTGGTAACTGCCGGAAGTTTCGGTGAGCGAAGAATTTCATCAAAGCCGGCAATCTGACGCTGAATAGTACCGTTGCGATACGCTTCTTCAGGAACGCGCCCAAAGATGTCACCATCCACCAGGTTGCGGCCTGCTTTGCGGTAATCGTCAGGGTTCAGGAAGTAACTGATGCCCATATCGCGGTTTAGCTCACGGGAGAACATCAGGCGTTCTGCATCAGACACAAAATCCCAGCCAGACAGGCCAGTAGATGGACCAATTGCGCGGGTATCGTGAACAACAAGCGATCCCATTTCAGTTGCCTGTTTGGCAATCGCTGACTCAATGTTATTCGCCAGTTTTTTGGCGGATGCCTGGATGCGGCGACGGTAAGAACGCTCATCACGCAGGTCATCTGCACGAAGCTCGAAGAAATCGTTATCCGGATCACCCATGTTGCATTTCACGGAGAGTTCCAGAATCCCGGTAGCGTTGCCAGTTAAATCCCAGCCAGTCTGAGTTGGCGCTTCCTGCTCAACAGGCATCCACACGGTGTTGCTTGAACGCTGCATGGATTCTGCCGGAGGGGTGTATTTTGTCACTTTGGACGCCATTGGCGTCAGGTTCTGGACGGTTTCGATGATTTCATCCAGAGCATACGTGACCAGTTGACCTTCATTTAATGCCATTATCGAATTCCTTTATTCAGTTGCGCCTTGAGCTTGCGGTACGTCTCTACATCCCCTTTGTTTGCTGCCGCTTCCATCTGCTTTTCAATCGCAGAGATATTTGCAGCAACAGCGTGCCCCTGAATGGGTTCATCAGGTAACGGGGCTTCTGAAACAGGCTTGGCTCTAGGCTTGAGAGTTAAACGTTCTGACAGTCGAGTGAGTTCAATCAACGCGGATTGCCCGTCCATCGCCAGCAACTGGCGTGTTTTCTCAGGATTAGCACCAAGGTGATACATGAGAGCAGCGGATTTCTCCGGGAAGAGGCGCATGATGTCGGCACCGACTGCTGGCGGCACCAGTTGCATGAATGCGTCCTCTTTCTCCTGATAGTCAGGGATATTGAGCTTTTCCGCTGCGTCGTAGTGCTTACGGGCTGCCTCGACGTATTGCGCTGATTGCTGGGTGAACTCCTGAGTTTTGCGACCCTGCTCGGCGACAGCCTGGCTTCGTGCGTCCATAGCCTTGATCTGCCATTCACTGTTTGCCTGCTGGAAGGCAGCCAGTGCGCGGCTCTGGTCATAGTCGTACTTAGCCAGTGCATCTTCGGAAAGATAATCGTTAGGGTCTGGTTGTTTTGGTAACTCAGGGTTCACCCGCAGGTGCTCCGGCAACTCTCCACGCTTAACCGCTTCCATCTGCTGCTCAAGCTCACGCTGGCGTTTGCGTTCGATGCGGCGACGGGCAAATTCAGCATTAGTTGCCGGGTCTTGTTTTGGTTTCTCATCGTCTTTCAGGACAATCTCGAAGCCTTCTTCCTGACCTGCGTTGTCGTTGGCATTATCGACAACTAAGCCATCAGCAGATGCCGCTGCATGATTGCCGGGCAGGGTTAATTCTTCAGAAGCCTGAATGTCGGTGGTTTGGTCCATGATTAACTCTCTCTTATTGAGGTGTCTCGGCTACTCCGCCGGAGGGGATTTGAACTTGACGCATAAGATTCGCGAAATCCATGCGTTGTGAATGAGTCTGGTCTGCATCTTTAAGAAGCAGCTCAGCGTTAGCGCGAGCATCTTTGCTGCGCTGTTGCTGGAATTGACCTACGAGCTTGAGGTACTCACGCAGTTCTGCCTGCTTGTCGAGGTCCATATTGTTGAAGATTTCTGCAATCTTCGCGGCGTTGAGTTGGTTTTGGGCTTCAACCTTGGCAGCTTCAACCTGAATCTGCGCCTGTTGGTTCTCTGCCTTGAGCAATTCAGCCTGACCTTGCAGAAGGATACCCTGCGCCTGAATTTGCTCTGCTGATGGCTGCTGCGGCTGCTGTTGAGCCTGCTGTACCATCTCCATCTCTTCAGGTGTTTCTGGTTTCTTCAGCCCCATCATCACCAGTTGCTTGTTCGCGTACTCTCGCATCATCTCGACGCCTTTACCGTCAAGCAGCGTGAAGTATTGCAGCATCAGCATCTGGAACTCTGGAGTACCTTGCGGAACCTTGGTGAGCAACTCCTGAATCTCTGCGCGGTTCTGTTCCTTCATACTCTGGAAGGATGGTCCAACGTCTGTATAGCACTCATAGCGACCGCGAATGTCGTTGAGTGTGACCACATTGCCGGACTGGTAATCGACAACTTGCGCGTAGAGTTGAACGTCTTTCTCGCTACCATCTTCAAGTGTCAGCGTTACATGACGAGGAACGTCATAAATATCGTTGACTATTGAGGCATAAATCTCGCCATCACGTCGCATTGCGGTAGCCAGGTTATCCTGAAACACGTATGTCTCAAGGTCTGCCCGCATGTTCAGTTGATTGACGGTATCAAAAGCGACCTGACCATTTGCCGCCTGCGCATCCACGCCAAGACTAGCCACTTCTTTCACTGCGTTGGTGGCAGCCTCAAGCATGTAAGCGTTGGCTTGCGGCACTTCAGGGTTTTCCATGTAGGAGATTGGACCAATCGGCAGGTCGCTACCGTTTTCATCGGTCCTGTTCTGCAGATAGTACGGATAGTCATCATTTCCACCGTACATGTATTCGTAGCCTTCGATTTGCTCAGGGAAGAAGGTCGGTTTCTTCTTCGGTGAACGAGCAACAATATCGGCGTTGAACGACATGATCATGTTACGAAGGCGCTGACCGTCTTTCGTCAGCCTTACCACTCCTTCGTAGCACTCCTTGTCACCAGCGAATGACCATTCGCCATACACTGGAACGATTGGAATATGCTCTCCGGCTATCTTCTCGCGGTCTTTCAGTATCTGCGTGCAGGTGATGATCGACTTATACACACGCCGACGCTTCACCTTGCGCTCTGCTACCTTAATGAATCCACGATTAGCCAGGTCGTCGATGACGTCTTTGATATCCTGCTGGTAATAGCTGACTGGCTCACCTGTCAGCGGGTCGCGGTAGATGAAGACTTTCTCTTTCTTCTCTTCGACCTCGTAATACTCAGCGACGTAGACGACATCATTCGATACCCACGGAAACAGCCATGTATCGTTCGGATTCTGGAAAGATGGCAAGGTGTCCGGATCAATACCGTAATCCTCTGCGAACTCTTTCCAGCCATTGCGCGACAAGGCGTTAATCACCGTGCAGTGCTTAGCGTCGCTCTTATCCATCTGCTTGCTGTTGGCGTCCCATATGACGTGTGAGCAGGCTTCATGGATTGGAAGGCGTCGGATTACCTGATTGTTGCTTGTTGGATCGTTGTCTTCGTACTGCGTGACCAGACGCCATGCACCAACGCCGGACTCTATCTGCTCACGAACGCCAACGTTAACGGCAATCTTTGCCGTGTTATGGCGCATATCAGTACGATACATCCCCATCAACACATCGGCAGCATCAGGATTAGCTCCGTCTTTTGGTCTGAATAGAACGTCGATAGGGTTCCGGCGCATCTCTGCGACCAGCTTCCTGACCACCGGGCGAACAACATCGAATTGTCCGCGATATTGCAGGGTGGTGTAGTTTGATAGCCAGTCATCCCATTGCGACACTCGGCTAAAATACAGGTCATTTGTCGCCTCGGTTCTGGCTTCATCGCTCGCCATCCAGTCTGCGTCAAACTTACACAGAATGGAATTGAGTCTGTTTTCGTCGGCCATTTAAGTTCTCCGTGCGATGGGCCTGATTGGGGCTGGTATCTTTTTCTCTTTTGGTTTTTTGATGTCGCGCATCATTTTTGCGAAGCGACGCATCATGTATGCATAGCGAACGGCTGAGAGAACGTCGTCGTTAAGCTTGACGATTTTCCCGTTTTCATCACGGTGATAGAGACGGAACTCCTCAAAGAATGGCTCACAGGTGTTGAATACTTTGAAGCGACCATCGAGCATCATGTCTCGCAATTCAGTGATGCCAGGCTCAACAGCATTACCGCCATCAGGCCATGTCGCATGCTCCTGCAACATCATAAATCCAGCGTCTGCATACTGCCCTTTGAGCTGCTCACCACCGCCCTTCTCATGCTGGTTTCCGTCATGAGGCCATGCTGTTGGCACTTTATGCGCCCATGATTTAACGGCTCCCCACGCCTGAACGGCTGTTTTTTCTTTCGCCTTCCACACGCGTGAAACGTAGATTGTGTCTGCGTCCTTATCCCACCAAAGCTGAACCTGCGCCTGTGGGTGATCCCATCCGAAATCCATCCCGCCAATTACGTAGAAGTGATCAGGGCACTCAAACGGCTGACACTTAATCGTCTCTTCCGGTATCTGGAAGATTCGACCGCTACCCATCGTAGGAATACCGCGAGCACGCGCCTCTCTCTCATGCTCAGGATAGGATGCGATGATTTGCTCTTTCTGCTCGTCGGTGTAGTGCTCAGCGTCATAGATGGTCATGTTGACCACTTTCTGCGACTTGCTGGGATTCTTCAGGAACTTGGTAACAACGTCAGACATCCCCATCAGCGGGGTAAACGTCAGAATTGAGAATTGACCGTATTTGTTGGTACGGGTAAGACCTTCGCCATAAATGCTGTATGGTGGTTCTTCGTCAAACCACACGCCGTGGATTGTGTCACCCTGCCAGCGAGCGCGGCCTTGCGAGTATGGCTTGAAGTAGCAGATTGAAATGCCATCTTCAACGCCATCAGCCGTGTGATGCTTAACCAGAAGATGATCAACAAGGTTCGGAAAGAAAGGAGACTTCTTCCAGCTAATGATGTCCTCTTTCGGTATGGAACCGTAGCCTGGCTCGTCATTCTCTTCGATACGACCGCACAGGATGCGTTGAGTCGTTTTAGTTACAGTCTCGTTTGTCTCGCCACCAATCCAGAAGACAACAGGCTCATAGAAACGCTTACCTTTCCACTCCCCGCCATATTTACCATCTGCCGGATAGCCTTTTGTTCCCGGATAACGCCCGGTAAGGTGAAACGCGACTTCAGCAGCACCAGTAAATGACTTACCAAGCTGGTTACCAGCCATAAAACATCGCTCTGGATAGTCATGCCCGGCGTCGATGAACTCACGCTGTTTGCTGTATGGCGTAAATTCATATAGCAGGTGTGTGTTCCGGTAGTTCTCTTCTTCTTCGAGTAGCTCGAGCAACTCGATTTGCTCTTCGTCGCTCAGGTTATCAAGAATCGCGTCCAGTTCCACGGTTGAATAGCTCCTTGATACGAGAGCGTCGCTTATCGCGATCCCCCTTATCAGGTGTCACGTCTTCAACTTGCGACTGCTCTTTGAGGCCCAAATCACGGGCGATGATGTTAGCGTTGAGAAGGTCAGCGGCTGCGCCAGAGAATTTCTGGTCGTAGATGATGTCTTCCGCTCGTGATGTGACGTCAGAAAAACCTTCCATTGACCGGAAGGTTCCCCATGTTTGCCTGGTGATATCAAGGAAGGTACACAATCCTGAAATAGTCATGGCTCGCATCTTAGGGACATTAGCCTTAATTATTTCTCCCTGATATGAAAATACCTTACCCTCCCATAGCGGGTTATCATCAGCCCACTCGAAGTATTCACAACAAGCAGCCCACAGCGCCTCAGGCGATTCGAATTTAGGATTTCGCCCATGACTACTGCGGGCCTCCCAAAATCGGTTGCCCTTTGGTGCTGCCATATTGATTATTTCCCTTCTGCTTGCTTATCCCATTCATCGCGGAATTTGGATGGGTTGTCGAAACCTTGAGTTGCCATGTTTATGCTCCGGTGGTGAACAGGTCTAACGCTTCCTTCGATTTACGCACCGCTTCGATAGTGCGAGATGTGAAGTCTGGATTTGCACCGCCATCGTTGTAGTGCAACTTGAACAATTCCAGTTTCAGCTGGTCAGCACCAATGAATGCAAAAGCTTCCTCTGCCGCTGAATTGTTCTTAGATAGCAGTCGGTAAATTTCTAACTTGAATTTCTGTTCTTCAGTCATGGGAATAATCTCTGCCATTGTTGGCTCCGTTTATCCGTTAAAAGGGATATCAGTTAAGTTATCCCGTGTAGGGTATAAGCCATTGTCGAGACCACTCATTGAATGGCCTCTGCAATAACCGATGTCTTTCCATCAGTCCGCCACCACAAAGAATCTTTTTTTGCCATAAGGCAGGGGGTTCATCTTTCAGTGGCTGCCAGTGTTATTTCCCCACTTACTGGCTTGGGTTGTATCGCTGTACTGCCGTAACTGGTTGCCCAGAATAAATTCCGGTTTCATTATCAAGCCCACCCGTAGATGGGCTTTGTAATGAAGAGCTGTTATGAAAATTGCTCTAAACAAGCATTAATAGCCATCAGAAGTAAGCGCTACAGATTTCAACCCCTCAATGTCATCCTTGGACAGGGCGAACCATTCACCGTGCTTTCTCTTTGCGGCAAATTTGCGATGAAGCATGTTTTCAGCTTCTCTTCCACCAGGGATCAGGCACTCAAGCTTCAAACAGTCTGGTCCAGAGTTGCCAAGCGATTTGATGCGTTGTGGAATGTTGGATGAATACCCAATTTTGGTTAGCCCAGTTTTCTTCGATGACAAAACGTATACCTGAGGAGGTTCTTTTCTCTGGTCTTCCATTACACGTCTCATTGTTGCCATAAGTCCGCCGTGCATCAGCATTTCAACAAAGAACGCTGACCGAACACCTGACGACTTAAGCATGCCAGAAAATTCACTTGCCAATTCCATTAACTCTGCGATGTTTTCAGGAACTTTTTGGCAGTTATCTTCCTTGTATAAGGAAATCATTCTTTGAAGCTTTTCTTCTAATTGGTTCATAGCGTCTTTACCTTTTAGAAAGTGAGCCTGTCTCACAGAAAAGCCGCCCGAGAGAGGTCGCCACCTATAACGGCATTTCTCAGGCTCGCTTACTGAAAGGCTCTCGTTAATATGCGCGTGAGATGCGCTGTGAAATTCAGATATAAAAAAGCCCCGCACCGCGAGGCTCATTAAATGGACTTTGTGATTTGCAAAAAAATTATTTCAGGCACTGAGTCCTGATGTACTCCTGCAGGTAGTTAACCTGCGCGGTTATCCTGTCGATTCCACTTCGGAGACGGTAATAATTGAGTTCAGCATCTGCTGTAAGTCTTGGGATTTCTCCATTGCCCATGCTGCTGGCTCCGGTCGTTGACTTTGCACAGGTGGCGGCGACTTGCAGGCGCTTACGCCCAGCAGAAACATCAGCACGGAGGCTTTCGATAGTCGCGTTAGCATCAGCAAGCTCCTTTGTGTATCTGGCGTCGAGTTCTGCTACATCACGTTGACGCTTCTGCATATCAGCGATGATGGATGTGGCTTTATCGCGCTGCTCTTTGTAGGTCATGGCGTTATCACGGTAATGATTAACAGCCCATGACAGACAGACGATGATGCAGATAACCAGAGCGGAGATAATCGCGGTTACTCTGCTCATACCTCAATCTCTCTGACCGTTCCGCCTGCTTCTTTGAATTTTGCAATCAGGTTGTCAGCCTTATGCTCGAACTGACCATAACCAGCGCCCGGCAGTGAAGCCCAGATATTGCTGCAACGGTCGATAGCCTGACGGATATCACCGCGATCAATCATCGGTAAAGCGCCACGCTCTTTAATCTGTTGCAGTGCCACAGCGTCCTGGCTTTTCGGAGAGAAGTCTTTCAGGCCAAGCTGCTTACGATAGGCATCCCACCAACGGGAAAGAAGCTGGTAACGTCCGGCTGCTGTTGATTTGAGTTTGGGGTTTAGCGTGACAAGTTTGCGAGGGTGATCGGAGTAATCAGTGAATAGCTCCCCGCCTACAATGACGTCATAACCATGATTTCTGGTTTTCTGACGTCCGTTATCAGTTCCCTCTGACCACGCCAGCATATCGAGGAACGCCTTACGTTGATTATTGATTTCCACCATCTTCTACTCCGGCTTTTTTAGCAGCGAAGCGTTTGATAAGCGAACCAATCGAGTCAGTACCGATGTAGCCGATGAACACGCTCGTTATATAAGCGAGATTGCTACTTAGTCCGGCGAAGTCGAGAAGGTCACGAATGAACCAGGCGATAATGGCGCACATCGTTGCGTCGATTACTGTTTTTGTAAACGCACCGCCATTATATCTGCCGCGAAGGTACGCCATTGCAAACGCAAGGATTGCCCCGATGCCTTGTTCCTTTGCCGCTAGAATGGCGGCTAACAGGTCATGTTTTTCTGGCATCTTCATGTCTTACCCCCAATAAGGGGATTTGCTCTATTTAATTAGGAATAAGGTCGATTACTGATAGAACAAATCCAGGCTACTGTGTTTAGTAATCAGATTTGTTCGTGACCGATATGCACGGGCAAAACGGCAGGAGGTTGTTAGCGCAACCTCTTGCCACCCGCTTTCACGAGGTCATGTGTAGAAGGCCGCAGCATAACTATCACTGATGAATTCAGGATAGCCAGTGGCTACGGCTCAGTTTGGGCTGTGCTGTTTCTGGGCGGCGATGACGCCTGTACGCATTTGGTGATCCGGTTCTGCTTCCGGTATTCGCTTAATTCAGCACAACGGAAAGAGCACTCGGTGCATTTAAGCCAAGCCCCATAAGGGAGAATGCTCTTACCTGTTACACAGATATAAAAAATCCCGAAACCGTTATGCAGGCTCTAATATTACCTGCGAACTGTTTCGGGATTGCATTTTGCAGACCTCTCAGCCTGCGATGGTTGGAGTTCCAGACGATACGTCGAAGTGACCAACTAGGCGGAATCGGTAGTAAGCGCCGCCTCTTTTTATCTCACTACCACAACGAGCGAATTAACCCATCTATCCCATACTGGAGAATTCACCATGATATTTTATCCTGGCATTTTCCATTGCCTTTCTAGCCTCCTCGATATCGTCAAAACACCCTACATGAATCCTTTTACCATTAACTCTAATTCTTCCAACCCACTTGTTTGCAGCAGAATTAAAAGTCACCCCCTTCACACCAGATGAATTGTTTTTCCTCATCTTGCTGTTCCATGAGTTTTGAGTGTTAGTAACAACACGAAGATTGGCTATCCGGTTATCAGACCTATCACCATTAATATGGTCAATAACATCGGTTGGCCAATCATTGTAAACCATCAGCCATGCAATTCTATGGACATATAGCCGCATTCCATAAAGTTTTACCTGCAGATATCCATTTGTTTTATAGCCAACAACAGCACCATAGATAAATCTAGAGGACCGAGGTGGATTCTTCCATGTAAGAATTCCAGTATCTGGATTGTAATTAAAAAGTCTCAATGCATCTTCACGTTTTAACATAGGCGAACCACATAGATATTAGAGCCTGCTGACATAGAAATATCACCACGAGAGAAGTCGCCAAAAGCGATATTTCTCAGGCTCTATTCCTATGTGCTCTCGAGTTTATGATGCGCATGTCAGTGCGCTTAGAACTTAAAGATGAGGTGGGTAAAAGCTGAAAGAATGTGAACGGATATAAATCTGCCATTCTTTGGTCAAATTTACCCAACTTTATTCAAAAAGTCAATATCATGCCGTTAATATGTTGCCATCCGTGGCAATCATGCTGCTAACGTGTGACCGCATTCAAAATATTGTCTGCGATTGACTCTTCCTTGTGGCATTGCACCACCAGAGCGTCATACAGCGGCTTAACAGTGCGTGACCAGGTGGGTTGGGTAAGGTTTGGGATTAGCATCGTTACAGCGCGATATGCGGCGCTTGCTGGCATCCTGGAATAGCCGACGCCTTTGCATCTTCCGCACTCTTTCTCGACAACTCTCCCCCACTGCTCTGTTTTGGCAATATCAACGGCCCGGCCAGTACCGTGGCAATCTCTGCATCTTGCGCCCGGTGTCGCGGCACTACGGCAATAATCCGCATAAGCGAATGTTGCGAGCACTTGCAGCACCTTTGCCTTAGTATTTCCTTCGAGCTTTGCCACACCACGGTATTTCCCCGATACCTTGTGTGCAAATTGCATCAGATAGTTGATAGCCTTTTGTTTGTCGTTCTGGCTGAGTTCATGCTTACCGCAGAATGCAGCCATTCCGAATCCGGCTTGTGATTGCGCCATCCCCATAGCAGCCATCACATCAGTACCGGAAAGAGAGTCAGAAGCCGTGGCCCGTGGTGAGTCGCTCATCATCGGGCTTTTTGGCGAATGAAATTTAGCTACGCTTTCGAGTCTCATCGTCTTCCCCTCTTGCCCTGTTTGACCATCAGGACGCCGTTAACTATTACGTGACGTTCGCCTTTGCTGTCTCGGTTGTACTTGAGCACCGTTCCTCTTGCGCAGGAAAGCATCCTCGCCACTTCGGTCTGATTGCCTCGTGTCTGGATAAGAAGCTCTGGTATCGTTTGAATTGTGGCGTTCATACGTTCTCCAGTTCGGTGATTTTTATTCCAAGCCTTCCGCCTGGTACTTTCACACCACGAATTACGCGAATGTCATCGAATTGCTCGTCGTCTTCCGCAAATCCGGCGTGGATAAGGGAGTCGAGTAAACCCTTCAGGATGTTATCGAGGTCGCGGCGGCGGGAGTCTGGAACGTCTGCGATGACTTTGATGCGGAGTCGTGATTTGGTGAAAATGTCTAACTTAAGTTGGCGGATGATTTGCTGAACGTCTTTTCGGTATTTCTGGCCTTTATCGCTGATGTAGTATTGGCTTCCCCGTCTTCGCCAGTAGGTGTTCACCGACGGCGGGTAAGGAAGCACAAACTGATATTCGTTCATGGCTTAATCTTCCCCTCCTTCAGCAGTATCGCCTGCGTCCTGATCACGCCTTCGAGGTGGTAAAGTCTGGCGTCTTTGTTGTCGAGATTATGGGTGCGTCGGTCGATTTCATCGTGACACGCGCTACAAGCCCATGCGCCAATCAGGTCGTCAGGTTTCATTCCCGTTCCGCAAATTCCAGCCATCCGGTAATGTGCCAGAACTGTAGTTTCAGGATTGCCATTGCATACGCCGTAAATACGTACCTGGCATTCTCTGCCGCGTGCTTCTTTGCGTAGGTTAGCCATTAAGCAGCCTCCCCTGTTACTTTCAGCATTCCGTTATCGAGCAGCTTTCTGGTCAGCCACTGTTGACCACGCCCGGTGATTTTTGTGGTGAACGATATCTGTATTCCGTGATTTGTGTTGACCGCTGTTTCTTTCACTGTGAAATAGCCGCGATCCATATATTCCTGCATTGGCACATTGCTCCGGGAACCTGAAGCAATAAGGATTTTGTGATCGCGCATCCACGCAAACAGTTTGTTTGGACCAATACCAACAACCTTTGCATAGTTTCCAATCAAAATTCCGCTGGCCTCGCCAACGCGATCGGCAAACTCAACTTTAGGTGCGGCAATTGCGAGCTGGTTTTCCAGTTGCATTTTCTGCTCAGCAAGATCAGCAGCAAGGCGCAACGCTTCTGGTAGCGTTTTTGGGATATTAACCGCAGCTTCTTCAAGCTCTCGCCAACGGTCAACAAGACGAGCGGTGAATTCCGGCGACAACTGGGCAACGACAATAATGCTGTCGCGCTTACCTTGTTCGCCTTCGAAGACGTAAGCCTCGACACTACGGCGCAGTCCTAAGTTATTGATTTTTTCGAAAACCTGCAATGCAGGAAGTTGAATAACTCCAGATTTAGCCAGGCGCTCTATTGATATTTTTACGTTATCTGGACGACTTCCCACCAACTCAGCGATTTCAATGCTTGTCATTTTGATGGCATTGCCATTTATTAACTCATTCATCGTCTTCTTCCTCGTACATTGAGCTATTCGGATCGCTCATCAGTTCTGCATAGCAGTGCTCACACACGTGAACTTCCAGCACATGCAGCGTCTGACCGCAGTTAGCGCACGTTAAAGCCCGCTCGACGCTTTCTTTCTGGTATTGAATGGATTGGGATGGGCTAAGCATTATTGGATTCTCTGCATCATGAGAAAGACAATCATGGCGGCGCGGAGGGGATTTTCATGTATAGCTCGCTTAGATTTACAGTAGGCCACACCACGTGCACCCCACTCGTCTTCATCGAGATTGATAATGCTAATCCTGTATTTTTCAATAATCGGCCATGCGTCTGCTGGGTTTGCGCATGGGTTAAAGGATCCGCGCTCAACCTCTACTTCAACTGCGTCTCCGTTTACAATGTCTCCCTCAAATGAGACAAACACCATATCGCCATTCTCACCTTCTTTGTAATCCGGTGATCCGTTATGAATGGCTTCGAATACCGCCACGTTAATTTCAAAATCACTTAACTGTGAATAATCCATTGTCATTTCCTCGCACGATGTCTTAGCCACCGGATATCCCACAGGTGAGCCGTGTAGTTGAAGGTTTTTACGTCAGATTCTTTTGGGATTGGCTTGCGTTTATTTCTGGAGCGTTTCGTTGGAAGGTATTTGCAGTTTTCGCAGATTATGTCGGTGATACTTCGTCGCTGTCGTCTCATGCCGCCCTGTCTCCCCATCGCGCTTTCCACTCCAGAGCCAGTCGCGCTTCGTCTGACCACTTAACGCCACGCTCTGTACCGAATGCCTGTATAAGCTCTAATAGCTCCGCAAATTCGCTTACACGCATCCTGCTGGTTGACTGGCCTATTACCACAAAGCCATTCCCGGCAAGGTTAGGAACAACGTCCTGCTGCTTTAATGCTGCTGTAAAAACGCACTTCCAGCTTTCTGCATCCAGCCAGCGACCATGCCATTCAACCTGACGAGAGACGTCACCAAGGCAAGCCCAAAGCTTTCGATTCTGGTCTAAGCTGCGGTTGCGTTCCTGAATGGTTACTACGATTGGTTTGGTTGGGTCTGGAAGGATTTGCTGTACTGCGTGAATAGCGTTTTGCTGATGTGCTGGAGATCGAATTTCAAAGGTTAGTTTTTTCATGACTCCCTCTCCCCCAAATAAAAAGACCTGCGATTACCAGCAGGCCTGTTATTAGCTCAGTGATGTAGATGGTCATTTAATACTCCGTCACGTTTTCCTGTCGCCACGCCTCGTCATATTCCGATTTCGGCATATTGGCGATGTAGCTATATGGCGATCCTGATTCAAGTTGCAGGAACTGGTGCGATTGCTCGTCAAGGAACAACGGGACACCACCTTCCCAACCTTCGCCGTTACGTTGTTTTTCAAGCATCAAAACAGATGCAGGAGACGCCAGTAGCTGTTCGTCCTTCTCTGACATCTTTTCACCACTCTGAACTCTCTGTAACGCTCTCTCGCGAGCCTTGTTACGCCAGATGATAAAAAGGTTGTCTGTCAGGTCTGTTATCGCTCCAGAGCCTTTTACGTCCATTTTCCCGGTTGGTTTTTCTTCGCTGTCTCCTTTTCGCGAGTGAGTAACGAGAATGACGTGGGAGTTTGTTTTGTTTTTGAAGTCGCAAATCGAGTCAACAAACGCCTTCTGCCCGTTATAGTCATCGTCGCCTATGCCACATTTCATCAGGCTGTCGATGATGAATAACTGGATGCCGTATCGGCGGCGAGCGTAGTCGAATATTTCGATCAGCCTGTCGGCTTTCGCCGTTCCGGTCAGGCCAAACACCCAAAGTCTTTCGTCATAGAATTTAAATGCAGAGTCAATTTCAAGCACTGGCGGCATCTTGCAGCACGTCGCCTGACGGGTAAGGCGCTTAAGGAGAATACCAGGCTTCAGCTCAAGTGACGCGATGCACGTCTTCACACCCTGACGCATTGCCTCAAGTGCCATATGCCCGACAACCTCCGTTTTTCCGTGACCGTTCACCCCATTGACCAGCGTCAACTCTGCCTCACGGAACTGGAATTTATCTGCCAGAGATTCCCACGGTGGATTAAACAGATACTGCTGCTTGCCATAGAAAGCGTTGATAGTGTCCTGGTAAAACTCGCGCGCGCTGTAGAGTTCTTCAGGATCGAAGTAGGATGCCGTGCCGATGTACTGCCAGATTTCATCCTCGGTAACACCGTTCATCAGGCATTCGTTGATGTCTTTGTACGGCAGAGTAACAAGACGGCAACGATGTTCACCGAGTCGGCTTGCGATTTCCCTTGCGGCTTCACGACCAACATCGTCAACGTCCATCGAGATGAATATTTCCTCAAACCTGTCGAGGTTGTGATACTCAAACTCAATCCACTGTTGCTTAGCGCCTTTCCCGCCACCAAACGGCACGGATAACGCCGAGATGCCGTATTGCGCATAGCTCATACAATCAATTTCGCCTTCGCAAAGTACAACCGCCCTCACGCCAGCGTCCAGAGCCTGCCATCCGAACAGACAAGGTTCGCAATCACCTTCTGCCATAATGACTTTCTTCCCGTCCGGGCGCTCAGTGCTGATTCGCTTGACCTGCAACAACTCACCATCGCGTTTATACGGAAGCACCAGAGCATCCAGTTCTCGTTCTCCATTCCACACCTTGCCGCTGACAACCTCGTAGCGCTTTACGACTTCTGGCGATATGCCCCGCGATTGCAGGTACTCAAGATGGGATTCTGTTCTGGTAACGTAGCGGGCGATTTTCTTGCGGTCAGGTCTGGAGAATTTCTTCTCACGTTTGGCATCGAAATGGTGATCGTCATCCTTGATTCCGAGAAAGGCTTTCGCTTCCTGCATAGCCTGATGCAGGTTAATTCCACGACATGCCATCCACAAATCAAGCATGTCACCGCCGTCTCCCTCAGCGAAATCAGCCCATTTTTTCTTGCCGCTAAGGTTGACCTTAAGGCTGTTTCCCTTGTCACCGTTGACGTTACCGGCAACCCACTCATGCCCCTCTTTCTTGCCGTTTGGCAACAGGTGCGGAGCCACCCTGTCAACCTGCGCCCAAAGCAGGTCACTGAGTTCACTTGGAGTCATGATTCCCTCAGATTGAGATTTTTAAACCAGAAATCGACAAACGAAATACTTAACCAGCCGTGGTTATAACCAGCGACCAGTAGCGATTTGATTTTTGATTTCATGGTTCACCTGTCGAAAAACACGTAGCCAGTTTTCGATACGGTGATTGCGGATGATGGTTTGGATTGTGGTTGAATAGTTTCTGGCTTCTCGTCGTTCCAGCGCTGACCGTTCAGGTAGCTCGATGGTAACAACCTGTCGAATCCGAACTGCTTACCATTCCTGCATGCGATGTCTTCTGCCAGCATCGTGGCAAACTCGCTTGCCGTACCCCTGGTAGTTTTACGCCATTCCCTGAACTGTGTTCTGAATGCCGAAGCTGCGTTTTTCTTCCCGGCTTTCCGCATGCCTGCACACCAGAATATTTCCTCGAATGCCTTGTCGGTTTCTTCGTGACGGTCAGGTGATTTTTCACACTCCGTCCGAACACTTTCGGACATAGTGTTTTTATTATTTCTTTTTTCTTTTGTAATAGTTTCTTTTGTGTGTCCCTGTTTTGGTGACAGCGCTGTCACCGTTTTGGTGACACTTTTTGTCACCAATGCAGTGACATTATCACCAGAGTAGTGACACCCTTCGATTTGCCATTCCTCGATGTTCTTGTTAGGCCCGATTTGCTGGCCTTCGCGAAGGATAACCTTCATCGCGATAAGCTCATTCTTGGCCTTGTTTACCTTCTGTCTTGGCAGCCTGGTAATTTGAGCTAACTGACTATCAGAGATGCGATCCATCTTTTTACCGTAGCCGTATGTTTTACGGCATATGGCGTGGGCAACCTTGCTCTGATTTTTCGTTAAATCTGCGCCGATAAGCTCTTCATACAGGGCATTTGCAAGACGGGTATAACCATCTTCAACTTCTGCCACACGACGCTCCACAGGCCGTTGTGAAGGCCTTAAATGTGTTACGGTTGCAAGATTACTCATGACCTTTCTCCTTCTGCATCAGCTTCACTTTTTCCAACTCAGCCCGGAATCGACCAGGCTGCTTGAAGCTGGACAGGAAGCGATCACGTAGTATGTGTTTGTGAATTTTGTCCTGGTAAGGACTGAGTTGTTTTGTCATAATGACTCCTGTTGATAGATCCAGTAACGACCTCAGAACTCCATCTGGATTTGTTCAGAACGCTCGGTTGCCGCCGGGCGTTTTTTATTGGTGAGAATCGAAGCAACTTGTCGTGCCAATCGAGCCATATCGTCGTCAACGACGCCCCATTCAAGAACAGCAAGCAGCATTGAGAACTTTGGAATCCAATCCCTCTTCCACCTGCTGATCTGCGACTTATCAACTCCCACAGCTTCCGCTGTCTTCTCAGTTCCAAGCATTGCGATTTTGTTAAGCAACGCACTCTCGATTCGTAGAGCCTCGTTGCGTTTGTTTGCACGAACCATATGTAAGTATTTCCTTAACAAATAAGAAGTTATGCGCATCAACTTATGCGCGTTGTATTCCCGCATTTCGGCGGGAATGAGGACCATGACTGTTAAAGAGCGGTGTTACTATTTGTTTTTCTTGTTGCTTGGGAAAGGACGAACTTCCTCTCCAATCACACTGCCATCAGGCTTTACCGTAACCATAATGTTACGGCCTGCCAGAATGGCCTTGCTGATAGCGCACTGGATTACACCAAAGTCACTGGCTGCTTTAGCCTGTCCATGGATTTTGGCGTAATCGGCAAGTGTCATTCGAATCATATGCACTCTCCGTTATTAACCATGAACAAAGAATACTACAGGTATTCAAAGCAATCAATACTCAGGGTATTTTTAGTTTAAGTACCTTAGCTATTAGAATTAAGCTATGGAAAATAAAAAATCACTGACGACAGAACAGCTCGAAGACGCTAAGCGGCTTAAGGCTTTGTATGAGTCAAAAAAGAAAGAATTGGGAATAACCCAATACTCAATCGCTGATGAACTGGGTATCACCCAAGGAGCGGTAGGGCATTATCTTAATGGCAGAAACGCGCTAAACGTTGAGGTCGCATCTGGTTTTGCACGTTTGTTGCAAGTCTCAATTGCTGATTTTAGCCAGTCAATTGCTGCCAAGGTTGCAGAACAGGCAGAAAGCCTTAAGAGCGATGCCAACGTAAGGTATGCAGGGGAATACAGAGCAGGAAAGAGGTATCCGGTGTTAAGCAGTATCCAGGCTGGCTCGTGGTGTGAAGCATGCGAACCATACACCATTAAAGACATAGATGTTTGGCTTGAGTCTGACGCGCATATTCAAGGCAATGCGTTCTGGCTTAAAGTGGAAGGTGATTCAATGACGGCACCGGTTGGGTTAAGCATTCCAGAGGGAACATTCGTTCTTTTCGATACCGGAAGGGAGGCGATCAACGGCAGCCTGGTCATAGCAAAACTTTCTGACTCTAACGAAGCAACATTCAAGAAGCTGATAATCGACGGCGGAAATAAATACCTCAAGGGACTTAACCCTGCATGGCCTCTCGTGCCAATCAATGGAAACTGCAAGATTATAGGCGTTGCAATTGAGACAAAACTAAGGCTGGTTTGATCACGCAAGGGGGACGCTTATGGTTGGAACCGCTATAGCAAGCTTTTTTGGGATGTTGGCAATCTCAACAATTTACGGCTTAGCGCATGCTTTTATTGCGAAATCTCTATCAGAAAAAATAAGCCAGGCTTGGGCGCATAGATCAGCTCGTTTCATGATTCTAGTGGTCATAGCAATACAAGGGATATCTGCATTTATCCTCTATGGATCAAGCTTATACCTGTTGTATCAAGGCGCGACATTTACGCCTTACACCAGTGATTACGGAACTCTATACGATGGTAGTGAAGACATCTCTATGGCTTGGATCGTCTTTGGTTTATCTATGGCCGTGTCTGTTGTAGCAGACATCATTAAGGTAATTCTCGTCTTAACCTTCGCTGACTAACCCATAATCCCGGCAGCAATAGCTATCGGGATCCACTTCACATATCCCGCATAAAAAACACTGAACAAGCAGACACCGAAAAAATAAATATCCTTTGTATTCATTTGCTTATCATTATTTCACCAAAAATAAATACCTTGGGTATTTACACAATAAAATACCTACAGTATTCTTTAGCCATCAGCAGGACGCTGGAAGCCAAACGGAACAGATTGGCAGGCTCTTTAACATTGATGGGATTGTCCCGCCGAAATGCGGGAACCAAAGAGTAGTTGGCTTTGGGGTGGCGTGAAGTGCAGCTGCACGACGGCAACCGGAAGATAAGCACCCGGCGCGTCACCGCCAAAGTCAATCATCGGAGGTCAACATGACAGTAGTCATTACATATCTGGCTGACGATAACGCCAGAAATCGCCGCAGAGCACGCAGACAGGCTCAACGTGAGCAGGCAATGCAAGAACAGCGACTGGCGCGAAAAATTGCGCTAAAGCTCTCTGGTTGCGTCAGAGCAGACAAAGCAGCATCACTCGGAAGCCTTCTCTGCAAGAAGGCAGATGAAGTCGAGCGTAAACAGAACCGTATTTACTACCGCAAGCCACGCAGTGAAATGGGCGTGACTTGTGTTGGTCGCCAGAAAATGAAATTAGGTAGCAAACCACTTATTTGAGGTGATATATGGAATTTCATGAAAGTGCGATTTATGATTTTCGCGCTAACGCAAATTCAGTAAAACCACAGCCAATTGCAGTTCTTTTTAAAACAATGGGGTCGTGGGCTGTTTTATGCTTCGCCGCTGATGACACTGACGCAAGAATGGCAATAGGCCAAGAGATGGAGATGGACCCGACAAACGATGAATTCATAATTTATGGCGCTCCATCTAATTACTTACTTGATACCTGCAACATTTACAACAAGGCTGCCTGACGGTGGCCTTTATTTTTGGCACAAACAACAGAATAAACACTGCACTGTGTATTCATTCCAACGAGTGAATACACGGAGCAATGTCGCTCGTAACTAAACAGGAGCCGACTTGTTCTGATTATTGGAAATCTTCTTTGCCCTCCAATGTGAGGGCCTTTTTATATGCATACCAATAACGCTTCACTCGAGGCGTTTTCGTTATGCAATCAAACAGAAGGAGCATCCTATGCAACAGTTCGCTATTGCAGGGGCGGCATCGGTTCGCCCTTTCAACCCGATTTTATCGGTACAGCATTCACGAAAAAACATTTTAACCGGAGCAGACTTTAAACAACCAAGAATGAAAAGCTTGCTCGAAAAGCTTTGGGATATTTTGAAACAACAAGGCCGCCCATGAGTTTTACAGACAACTGGTCAGACGAAGAATTCATTCGTCAGATGAACAAAATGCTCAATCAGCACAAAGAACAGGAGAAAGATGATGATTCTGACTCTGAATGATAAGCGTGAAATATCGCAAATAATCGCAAGTTTTACCGATGATGATTACGAACGAATCAACAGTGAAGTTGATCGCCTCTGCAAACGTTGCGACCCAATAAGCGAAATGCTTCGCTCATATAAACCAGATGAACACACTAAGGACGCTATCGACTGGCTGGAAGATGATGACTGTAACTATCAGGAAAAAGCCGCTGAATGGTTCTGGGATGCAATAACCGAAAGAGTTAAGGCTGAATATGCCTTCGCAATATTCAAACGCAGACATATTTATGGAGAAGCTGCATGAGCAATATCGTTGAATTCGTTAAACAGCAGGAGCAGTTATTCTGCGGAGCATTGACTGAACAGACGGTGACATGGGCTAAGGAAAGCCAGTTTGCAATTCAGTATTTCCAGAAAAACGATTACCTGGCTAAAACGGCACTGGCAAATCCAACCAGCGCACAGAACGCCATCATCAATGTTGCGGCGATCGGCATCACCTTAAACCCGGCCAGCAAACTGGCTTATCTGGTTCCGCGCGACGGCATGGTGTGCCTTGATATCAGTTACATGGGATTACTTCATCTTGCGCAATCGACAGGATCAATTAAGTGGGGGCAATGCAAACTGGTGTACTCAAACGACATCTATGAATCAAATGGCCTTGATTCAGCACCAACCCACAAATACAACGCATTTGGTGAGCGAGGCTCTATTGTTGGAGGTTATTGCACGGTTAAAACAGCAGATGGTGACTACCTGACTGAAGAAATGAGTCTGGCAGAAATTAAAGCTGTGGAAGCAACGAGCAAGGCAAAGAATGGACCGTGGAAAACATTCTGGGAAGAGATGGCGCGTAAAACAATAGTTAAACGCGCCAGCAAATACTGGCCTAAAGCCCAGCGACTGGATAATGCCATTCACCTGCTTAACGAAGATGAAGGTATGCATCAGGAACCAGTTATGCCGCACAAATCAGAGGAAGATATCCGCGAAGATGAACGGAAACGCCAGCAGGAAATAATGGATAAAGCACAACTTCTTTGTGATGAAATGGCTCAGGCAGAAAACATGGATGATTTGAAGCGATATTTTGCAGAAGCATATCGCCTGACATCTGGAATGAAATTGCAGCAGAACGTACAAGCCATTTACGCAGAATGCAAAGCGAAACTGGAGGTTGCCAGTGAGCAAACTATATGAAATTGCCAATGAATACGCAAAATTGATGGATTCAGATTTAGAACCAGAGATGATTGCTGACACAATAGAAGGCATGGAAGGAGAATTTACCGATAAAATAGAGCAACTTCTTTCCGTCATTAAAAATGAATCTGGTTATGCTGAACGCCTCAAGGAAGAGGCAAAGTCACTGAATGAGCGAGCCGCAGTAATTCAAAATAAGATTGACAGCATCAAATCATATATAGCGTCATCGCTTGAAATGGTTGGCAAGAAAAATATTCGAGCAGGTATTCACCAGGTAACAATCCGCAAACCGTCAGAAATTGTAGAAATAATCGACTCAAGCGCCCTTCCTCCTGAATACGTTGAGTTTGAAACGACAATTAAAGCCGACAAACTGGCAATCAAGCACCAACTAAAAGCAGGAATAAATATTCCCGGTGCTCAACTCAAGGTTGGGAAACCTTCACTTCTTATCAAATAACGGTATCGCCTATGAAAAAGACTCCATGGGAGAAATGGGAAGTCGATTTCTTGCGCGAAGTATCGGCGACAATGCCAGTTGAAGTTATTGCTGAAAAACTGGAAAGGACTGAAAAAGCAGTTATGGCGAAAGCAACAAGGATTGGCGCTGACATTGTTAGCCGACTTCGTGGAAGACGCTGGACAAGAGCCGAAGTATCACTTTTCGGTAAGTTCTCCGCAGAAGAAATAGCAATTGCAACCTGCCGCTCAATTTATTCAGTAAGAGCTATGCGATACAAGCTAAAAAAACTCAATGAAGAAAGAGCAGGCATACGAATAAATTAACATGGAGTAATTAACAATGAAGCTAAACATCGACCTTGGAAAATACGTTATTACCGGAACCAAACACGACCTGATTCTTAGCGAAAGAGGAATTATCAAAGAAGGTGAGAATGCAGGGAAAGAAACACTAAGCCGTATCGGTTATTACAGCAAGTTTGAGCATCTGGTTAAAGAGTTATGCAACCGTGAAATTCTGTTATCTCAAGCGCGGACGCTACAGGATATTCAGCAGCATATCGAGACTTTAGGTGTGTCACTTAGCATGGCCGTTGACCAGTTCGTGGAGAGTAAATCATGAGAGGACTTGCATACAATCCCGGCATTCTTCCGGCAGAAATGATTATTCGCCAACGCGTAAAGCCAATGCCATCGAGAGAGGAATTGCTTAAGAGAAATTCTTTTCCATCAGTGAATCAAAACAAATATCTGAATGCGATGTGGCGCAAAGGAGGAAAACAGTGAGCGAAATTGACTATCAGGCACTGCGTGCTAAGGCAGAAAAAGCAACGTGTGGCGAGTGGTCGCTCGAATATGGAGAGGGCCGATTTGATGGTGATGATGCGCTAATTCATCGTGAAGTTGTTGGATATCTTCCCATTTGCAGAATTGAAGGAGCGCATCCAGAAAGCGGTTTCGATGAAGATTTCCAAATGGAACAGCAGGCCAATGCTGAATTCATCGCCGTAGCCAATCCGGCTACCGTCTTGGCGCTGCTGGATGAGCTGGAAAGAAAACAGCAATACATCAAACGCCGCGACCAGGAGAACGAGGAGATTGCGCTAACGGTAGGGAAGCTGCGCGTTGAGCTGGAAGGCAAAGACAGCAAAATAGCCAATCTTACCGCCGAACGCGATGCTCTTCGTGAAGGTGAGATGGGCGACGCTAGGCATAGCAACACACGGGCCGCAGCTGATATCTACTTCCAACTGGTCGAGGAGTGCGAAATTCCTGCTGGTGGTTCTCTGGTCGAGTACGTTGACGATATGCGCGAGAAGCTGGAAGCCGCAGAGAAGCGCATTGCAGAACTGGAGGAGCGGGAAATACTGCTCCCGGAACGTAGCAGCATGCTTCATCGAACAGATTTTCACGATGATTACCAAACGGTAATGGCATACAAAGTTTCTGAAGTCATCGCTGCAATCCGCGCCGCTGGCATCCGCATCAAAGGAGAGTGATATGGCTAACTCATTACTTGAAACCTGCAACAACTGGCAGATTCAGAGGGCGGAGATTTTATCTCGCAATCCAGATATGGCAATGACAATTGACAATCTGGATACGCTAATTGAGCGAACCGTGCGCTCTGCAATTGATATAGCACATCGAGTGGATTGGGATTTCAGAGAAGCGGAGCGACTTGCTAAAGAGCAGGCGAAAGCAGCGGGTAAAGGAGAGGCATCATGAAAACTTTCACTATTGACTGGCTCAACAAATGCCGCTGCGGGAATAAATCACACACGGTCAAAACAGCTCGCGGAAATGAAACCGCCTTGTGGGATGACGATGCCGTTAAGTGCAACTCCTGCGGTCGTGGCGGAGTCATTCAAGTCTGTGAGGGGCAGGCGCGAGTTTTATGGGAAACCGATGAAGAGATGGCGGATGGAAAACCCATGACCACTATAACCAAAGAGCGACTGCTGACAATCAAGCAGTGGCGCGAAACATACGGACCTGGTAGCAACGTTGTACTGCCAGCAGAAGAAACGGAAGAACTGGCACGAATTGCACTGGCATCACTGGAACGCGAACTGATTCGCCACGAGCATGCCAAATGGTCTGACTCCACATTTGGCTGCGTTGGCCCCATTGGTCCACTGAAACACCTCTCAAAAGAGGCTCTGGAAGCCGCAGCCGAACCAGACGATCTCAGCGAGTGGGCTGATATGCATTTCCTGTTGTTGGATGCACAGCGCCGTGCTGGCATCAGCGATGCTGAAATTACCGCTGCTATGGAAGATAAATTGAAGATCAACATGGAGCGCCAGTGGCCTGAACCAAAAGATGGTGAGCCTCGCTTGCACATTAAAGAACCCGGCAACTCTCCGGTAATTCCGGATGGTTTATCCACGGTATGCGCTGAGGCTTATCAGGTTGTAGGAGTTATGGCAGATGCGCTTGGTGTATTCGGTGATGCAGCAGTACAGAAAGTTCTGGATAACCTGTCACAGCAAAAACTTGTTCACAAAGATGTGCTGCCGTTCTCGCTTCCGGTGACTCCGGATGGTTGGATAAGCTGTAGTGATCGAATGCCTGTAATTGGCGAGCTAAATTGGAGAACTAGTTTTCCTTTACTGGTTACGTGTGAGATCGGCGTTATATCAGCTTATTACGGCTTTGTGAGCGTTAATGGGGATAGGCATTATGGCTTTATGGAGAGTCTTAAATACGGAGACGATAGCGGCAACCATCCTCAAACTAATGAATATGGTCTGATTAGCAATGTAACCCACTGGATGCCGCTACCAGAGCCTCCACTTTGAAAGCGAAGCTTATACATATCTTTTACATCAGCAATCTATTGTTAATCTCCAATCAATGTTACGTTGTCATCTCACTCATGCTTTGGAGGTAGTGATATGTCTTGTCCAAAATGCGGTTCTGGAAATATTGCAAAAGAAAAAACAATGCGTGGATGGTCTGGAGATTATGTGTGCTGCGATTGCGGATACAACGACTCTAAAGACGCATTTGGAGAGCGTGGTAAAAACGAGTTTGTTAAAATTAATAAAGAAAGCGAAGGCAACGAAAAAAGCTAATTTATTTATTCATATATGAAAACAATGTAACCAATATTCGAATTGAAGAACTGAAAGAACACCAAGCCGCCTGATGGCGGTTTTTTTATTGGAGACAAGAAATGTCAGATTTGGCTATGAAGGTTTTGAAATGGCAATCGACTGGCGATGTTGGCATCAGTAGCGCAACTCTTGCCTCAATCGCATGTGGACTGAAAAAGAATATCTATGGTCATAGCTTCGGCGCTCCACATGACGCAGCCGATTTCCGACGATGCGTTGCACTTGTTGAGCAGATTCCAGAAATCAGAGATTCATTCGACAAGGTTGCAAAGCGCGTTCCGACATTCAAAGGCATCCTCAACGAATGGGATTCCCTCGTTGCTCTGTTGAAGTCTGAAATGAAGATACACGGAAACAAAGCACCAGAGACTTACAGAAGAATCAGCGAGCTACGCAAGGACTAACCCGCCTCACACTCGATGAGGCATTTTCATTTATCAAGATATCCAGACCTACCATCGCCGCATCAATGCGGTTTTTTTATTACCTGATTTGCAGGTTCGATTCCCTATTCGGAGATAGCACTCATGCAACACGAACTACAGCCTGATTCCCTGGTTGATTTGAAATTCATCATGGCTGATACTGGCTTTGGTAAAACCTTCATCTACGACCGGATTAAGTCCGGCGACCTGCCAAAAGCCAAAGTTATCCACGGGCGAGCAAGATGGTTATATCGTGACCATTGTGAATTCAAAAATAAGCTCTTAAGCCGCGCCAATGGGTAAAATAGCGGGTAAAATATTTCTCACACCTAAAAAACACCATTCCAATCAATCCCCTGCCGCTTCAAGTAGATGTCTGCAGGGGACACCAGATACCCTTCAAACCAAATCTACCTTCATCCCGTAAACGATGGGTTTGGCAGCACACTTGCCCTATATCTACTCATTTTTACTGCAACAGGTTGAAATCTCAGCACTGTCAGAAAGCGCTGATGACTAAACAGCCCTGGGCCGGGCGATGTAACCATCACACAGAATCCTGATAGCGAAATACGGCGTGACTCGATACTTCACTCCGCAATGCATTCCTTGATGAATTCGCAGGCCCGTGATACACGGGACAGGTCGCTGAATGACGACAATGTCCTGGAAATCAGCGAACCGTGTATCCGGAGTACATTTGAGCGACTGTACCAGAACATGAATGAGGTGTTTGGATTAGGCGATTATTAGCAGGGCTAAGCATTTTACTATTATTATTTTCCGGTTGAGGGATATGGAGATATCGACAACAACCGGAAAAAGTTTACGTCTATATTGCTGAAGGTACAGGCGTTTCCATAACTATTTGCTCGCGTTTTTTACTCAGGAAGAAAATGCCAAATAGCAACATCAGGCAGACAATACCCGAAATTGCGAAGAAAACTGTCTGGTAGCCTGCGTGGTCAAAGAGTATCCCAGTCGGCGTTGAAAGCAGCACAATCCCAAGCGAACTGGCAATTTGAAAACCAATCAGAAAGATCGTCGACGACAGGCGCTTATCAAAGTTTGCCACGCTGTATTTGAAGACGGATATGACACAAAGTGGAACCTCAATGGCATGTAACAGCTTCACTAATGAAATAATCCAGGGGTTAACGAACAGCGCGCAGGAAAGGATACGCAACGCCATAATCACAACACCGATAAGTAATGCATTTTTTGGCCCTACCCGATTCACAAAGAACGGAATAATCGCCATGCACAGCGCTTCGAGTACCACCTGGAATGAGTTGAGATAACCATACAGGCGCGTTCCTACATCGTGTGATTCGAATAAACCTGCATAAAAGACAGGAAAAAGTTGTTGATCAAAAATGTTATAGAAAGACCACGTCCCAACAATAAATATGACGAAAACCCAGAAGTTTCGATCCTTGAAAACTGCGATAAAATCCTCTTTTTTTACCCCTCCCGCATCCGCCGCTACGCACTGGTGATCCTTATCTTTAAAACACATGTTGATCATCATAAATACAGCGCCAAATAGCGAGACCAACCAGAAGTTAATATGGGGACTGATACTAAAAAATATGCCGGCAAAGAACGCGCCAATAGCATAGCCAAAAGATCCCCAGGCGCGCGCTGTTCCATATTCGAAATGAAAATTTCGCGCCATTTTTTCGGTGAAGCTGTCAAGCAAACCGCATCCCGCCAGATACCCCAGGCCAAAAAAGAGCGCCCCCAGAATTAAACCTACAGAAAAATTGCTTTGCAGTAACGGTTCATAAACGTAAATCATAAACGGTCCGGTCAAGACCAGGATAAAACTCATACACCAGATGAGCGGTTTCTTCAGACCGAGTTTATCCTGAACGATGCCGTAGAACATCATAAATAGAATGCTGGTAAACTGGTTGACCGAATAAAGTGTACCTAATTCCGTCCCTGTCAACCCTAGATGTCCTTTCAGCCAAATAGCGTATAACGACCACCACAGCGACCAGGAAATAAAAAAGAGAAATGAGTAACTGGATGCAAAACGATAGTACGCATTTCTGAATGGGATATTCAGTGCCAT